TCCCCTCTTAGAGGCCCTGTTTTTTAGGGCTCTTTGGGAGCCTATGCGCCCGCCGTGGCTTTTGTTGCACTTCAGATGTGCGATGCCTGCGCCGTCGAGGCTGGGGGTGGGGTCGTCGGTCTCGACTAGGGGGGGTTCGTGGTCTGCGCTGGCTCCGTCTGGGTGGTTGCGTGGGAGGCTCATATCGACTGGATAGCCGCATCGGATGCAGGTGGGCTCGGCTGTTGCTAGGACTTTCTTTACCCATGCCTGGTAGCCGGGGGTCCTGCGGGGGTTAGCCATTGTTCACGGTTCGTAGTATCCGGTGAACTGATTCGATTGGATAACCTTTTGCTCGCGCTGCTTGGGCTTTCCATAAGCGTTCGTGTAGGTGTGGTCGGCAGTATTGGCAGGGAGCTGCTGTGCTTTCGTCGTATGTGCCCCAGCCTTGGTAGCACTCGAGGTGATCGCATACGCAGCCTGGGCGCTTGCAGTGTGCGTCCAGTTTGTTTGTCATTGTTTGTTTCCCCTTTGGTCTGTTTGGGTCGGCCGCCTCGAGCTCGAGCTGGCGCTCGATTCGGCCTCCCGTGGTTGTCGGTTTTAGGGAATACTCACCCTACCTAGATGTGGTCTACCCGTGGCCGGTGCTGTCTCCTCCGTCATTCCGGTCAAACGGCTACCCAGCACTAATCACGCCGGTCTGGGCATACCTCGGCACCTATCGTCTAGGTGGTGTTCCAAGGGTCGTCCTGCTGGCCCTTACTGCGTGTGCCTTGCATTGCTTCCTTTTTCGCTTTACTGAGTAAGTCTATTAGCCCATCGGTGTCTCGACTGGGACCCATGGCTTCCCGCTTTGTCCAAGCCTTAGGTGGCCGGTATTCGCCTAGGTATTCGGTCACTATCCGTATTACTTCGGCCTCTGGTATGTCCGGTATTAGTTTGTTCTCTACCAGGTCCAACTGTCGCTCTGTGATCGGTTCGGCGTTCTCTCTGGCCTTGTCACGCCCTAACGGGCCTGTAAATGGGTTCTCGGCTGGCTGTATGGGCTCCACCTGCACTCTGGGCCTGTCCTCGGCCCTCATTCGGTTTACTTCGTCCCAGGTGGCTACGCCCTTATCGATACCAATACCGATAGCGGCTAGAGCTCGACCCCAGGCGCTGGTTTCGACGTTCTGTACCTCGCTGTATTTCGTGAATGGTGTCATTCCTGGGATCATTTCCCACGCTGTACCTACGCCCGGTCGAGCATCATCGGGCGTCCTGTATGCGTAAGCCCTGCCTATGACCCACGTTTTCCCTTCGATTTCTCGGAATTCGACAGGGTCCAGCTGCATCGATCCGTCTGGGTAGCGTTGCATGAAGATGCGTAGCCGTTCGGCCACGGTTACATAGTCTTTTAGGTCGATGCTCATGCCCTTTCTGCCTCGAGGGCCTGTAGCTGCTTGCATTCGTCATAGTGTCGCTTCCACGAATCCCAGCCGCCTACCCAGCGCTTTTCGCACAATTTGCACAGGATCGTCATGTTAGGCATCGGCTATCTCCCGGTCGAGGGCGTCCGACAGTTTCTGGATTAGGTCCGCGGCCTGTTCCCTGCTCAGCATCATGTGCGTTAGGTTCCGCGTGTCATCGATCCACGCCTGAACAATGCTCGGCAGGCCTGATGCTTCGACGTGTATGTATTCGCCGCCTATTGCTTGCATTCCCATTTTCGTTTCCCCTTACGTTAGGGGCCGTCCAGGCTCCCGAGGCAGGGGAGCTACTCCGCTAGATGCGTGTGGGCTGGACGGCCGTGTCAGACTATAGCCCTTCGATCCAGCCTGCTAGGCCAATAATCACTAATAGGCCAGGTAATGCGAGCCAAGCCTGTGTCTTGTAGCTCATGGCAGAGCCCTGCCGAGAGCGTTACAGCGTGAGCCGCCGTAATACCAATGCGTCCAGCCGCCGCGCCTGATGCTGTGCAATGCGACTAGATGCTGTACCCATGCTGGGGCCTGATGTGCTTTCTCATATGGGCGGGCAGGGTAGGTGCCTTGCCATTTGGCCCATTTGGCGTTCCCTTGCCAGGTAGCGGTTAGAAATTGATAGGTGCCCGCTGCGCTCGAGCGGTTACTACGGGCTTTCGGGTTATTGCGTGATTCCCGATGTGCAACGCATTGCAGGAATGCGCGTTCTGGTTCTGTAGCGTCGGCTAATGGCCCTGACGCCAGGACCGCCGACAATGCGAGAGCTTCTAGCATCGTTTCCCCTTTCGACGCGCACACCATAACCAGCCAGTACGGGCTTTAGTCAAGCCTGACGCGCTCCTCCTCGAAATATTCGGACAGGTCGGGCTCCTCGACTGTGGCTAGTTCGCTTGTGAAACCTAGGCTCACTAGGGGCCGTTCTGCCTCCTCGGTTGGGGCCTGTAGCAGTAGGGCTACGGTCGTAGCCTTACCGATCAGGGCGTGCAGCTGTCGAGGCGTGAGGTCCTGGTCGGTTTTAATGACCACTTCTCCTACCTGGATTCGGACCACGGCCTAGCCAGGTTCTCCGCGATCAGCGTGTATCCGATTGCGTCGAGGTAATGGTCGCGGCTGTATTTCGACTCTGCTCGAGCGATCTTTAACAGCAGCATCATTTGGGCCACCTGCTGTGGCTTGATGTTTATTCCGAGGTAGGCGCTCCACATTCTGGCTATGCGCTCGAGGGTGTCCTCGGGCTTGCCGTGGGTGCCGTCACGATCTCCGACAATGCCTGTAGCTTCATATGCCAGCTCTACGTCGATCACGTTTCCCCCTAAATGGGTCTTGTCTGGCCGTTGCCCAGCACTTTGCAGTATGCCCCGCATTCGCACAATAGGCGGGCATATTTAGCGGTTTTCGTGTAGGTCAATCCTGCGGGCTCGAGGCTGTCGCTTCCGCATGACGGGCAGCTGCCTAGGTCGCCGGACCACAGGCCAGCGTGAGGGCCTTTAATCCACGGCTGTAGAACCTTAAACAGGTTCTCAGTAACCACTACGTCCTGTTTATTGTAGGCGCGGAATTTGGTCCAGGCTTTGTCGTCGCCCTCGAGGACGCGCTTCCACAGCTGCGGGACGCCGGTGGCTAGTTTCGTGGGCATATTCAGCGTTTTAGTGATGTAGCCCAGGCTATTGCTAGCGAACTTATAGCGCCGTTTCACAACCTGATACAGGTCGATGTCCTGCCAAGGGGCTACGGGCGGGTAACCCTGCTCGACCAGGCTTTTAAGGATAATCGGCATATCGTGTCGAACGCCGTTGTAGGTGATCACTATGTCTGCCTCATTCAGCAGCTCCCAAATGCCCTCGAGCATGGCATCTACGCCGTCGTGATACTCGCTAGCGAATAGGACCTGTTTACGGTCCAGCCATTTAGCCGCCCAGCACAATAGGCGGGCTGGTTCCATAATCTGGTCCGGCCGTATGTCCGCGCCGTAAAGGTCGTAGGTGTAGGCCAAATGTGGGCTGTTTTCCACATCTAGCGTTAGGACCCGTGGGGATTGCGGAGCCTTAGCCGTCATCAGCCTAGGTTTTGCCTCGACGCAAGATAGGTAGCGGAAAGCGCCTACGCCCTCGGATAGGTGCCGCGTTTGTGAATGAAACATGTATGTGGTTGTAGTGGCCGTAGCCTGATCCACGCCAACGCCACCAGGTTTTAGCGTATGTACCGGAGGCAATCCGGTCATTAAATACGACGTACTTAATCCGGTGGCAGCCAAGTTTCCCACTAGCGGCGTACTGGACTAACTGATCGGCGAGCTCCTGGGCGGCTTTCTTCGAGGCTCTCTTATTCCACGGGATTAGGTCAGCGTCGATATCGATAGCGTGTACGAATCCGCGCTTATCGGGGTTGTGGTCGCTGCTTTTGCGGGCCTGGTGTGCTCGGTCACCTATCCAGCCGTCGGAGCGCTTATCGCGCCCAGGAAAGGCCTTGTTTACCTGTTTCCGTAGCTTGACGCCTGCCGCTACTAGCCGAGCCATTACTCGCCCTCGATCTCGAATTCGGGCTGTCCCGCGTACTCGCTGGCATCGGGGGACATATTCGTCAGGGCCGCTACAGGTGCTGCCACGCCTAGCACAGCTGCCACCAGAGCTAGCCACAATGGGGCGGCCTGGGCGTCGAGGACGTCGTACATGATCAATAGCGGAACGATCACTAGAGCAATGCTGTAGAGGTATTGCCTGCGCTTTTTAGTAAAGAATTCGGCCACGATTGCCTCCTAATTGTCCATGTGCCAATCGATATGGTCGTCTACTTTGCCTCGGATTTCCCGCACATCGGCCCGTATTTCGTTCAGCGTGTCCCGTGTGGAGCTGCCGCCATTGGGCCGGAATTCCTTTTGTAGCCGTATCTGGGCGCGAATAATCCAGGAAAGGCCCGCCAATAGCGCGGTAATGATCGTGACCACGGGGACCAGGCCCTCGAGGGATTGTAGGTCCATGCCACTAGCGGGCCGCCAGCTTCGCCAGGACAATGTCACGGGCTCGCTGTGTAGCTGCGCTTACTTTGCGCTTGGACTTGGTCCGGCGCTCTTTCTTTTCCTCTTGCAGCTCTTTCTCGACGTCAATGGCTTGCTCGAGAGCTTCCTCGTACGTTTCGGGGTGCTGCGTCATTCCGTCTCCTCGGACGTTTCGGGGCTAATAAATTGATTCAGGTCGGCGTCATAACGGTCACCGACGCCCGCAAACTTGCCGCGCCTGCTGCCGGTGTAAGCCGTGTCAATCCACGTTCCGGCTAGGCCGATGCTGTTGCAATACGCGGTAATTTCCGCGTCAGCGTCGTTGCAATACTGAATAACTATCACTTCTCGGACGATCTCGTTTTCGATGCGTGCCGCGTGTGCATTGTGATATGTCATTAGACTGCCACCCTAACTATTACAACGCCGCTGCCGCCTGCTCCTGCTGCTCCGGTCGTAGATGCTCCACCACCACCGCCGCGATTTATAGTTCCAGAAGTACCGGCTCCACCCAAGTAACCACCAGCACCGCCACCGCCGGAACCTCCAGAGGCCGATCCAATTGTTGCTGTTCCACCGCCACCACCACCAGCGTATGTAACTGACCCCCCGGTAAATGAGTTTGCTAAACCATCGCCACCGTCGCCCCCAACATTCGATGAGGTGGTTCCTCCAGCAGCACCAGCACCACCGCCGCCGCCGCCGCCATTTGAGGTAGATGCGCCAGCGTCACCGCCATTATTGCCTTGACCCGACACAGCAGAACCTCCAGTTCTTGCTGCGCCTGCGCCACCGCCTGACCCGCCTTTGGGGGCTGTTATTGGAGAGGTCGCTCCATTTTGACCGCCCCCGCCACCACCGACTGCGTAGTAGGGGCCAACGCGAGATTCAGAACCTTGATTACCTAGACCGCCATAGTCATTTGCCGCTGCGCCACCAGCACCAACAACGATTGTTTGCGATCCAACGGGAAGGTATGCGTTAGCGGTAACCAACATGCCTCCACCGCCGCCGCCGCCGGCAAAGTATCCGCCGGAACCTCCATCGCCGCCACCGCCGCCTCCAGCGACGGCAAGCACATCAGCGAAACCAGCCTTGGTTACTGTGAGCGTGCCGGACGCCGTATACGTCCAATACTGGTATCCCGAATATGAGCCGGTAGGCGTGTCGCTGATCTGT